GCATTATTTCAATCAGGTAATAGAAGTTTAATGGAAGGTGTATCTGACGAGGAAAGAGCAAGAGATTATTCGGATAGAGATAGACAAGGAGGATTTGGTGGATTTGAAGCGTTTAAAGCTGCTAAAGAAGGGAAAATATCTCAAGCTGAAAAAGAAAGACAACAAGCAGAAGCTAGAAGAAAAGCAGAAGCTAAAGCAGATGAGTATGCTAAAAAAGATAAACTAGCTGTTGATAATTCTTGGAAAGATAATTATAACTGGTCTGGCCCAAACAATACAGGTGAAATGTTAAGTGAAAAGAAACAAAGTGGTGCTTCTGGTGGCAGTGGACAAGACAGAGGTTCAGGTTCTGGAACAGGCAAATCAAGAGTTATTTGCACAGAGCTACATAAAACAAAAGAATTATCAACCAAAGATTGGATTAGAGATACACAATTTACATTTAAAAATTTAAGTAAAAAACATATTAAAGGATACTTAATATGGGCAATACCTACAGTAAAACATATACAAAAATATAAACTATATAGAAAGATATGGAAACATATTGCACAACATAGAGCAAATGATATTGCTTGGAGAATGAAGCAAGGTAAATTTGATTTATTAGGAAGAATATATGCAGGTATAGGCGAACCGTTATGTTGGGTAATAGGAAATTTTGTAAGTGATTACAATTTAAATAAACTAGGAGTAAATAGACAATGGCAGAAATGATGACACCAGATAGACAAGGGATGATGGGTCCTGATGTCTCAAACGAACCTGCACCTACTGGTATAAATATGGAAAGCCAAGAAGGTGCTACTACACAATTTATAAGAAAAGAAGTTAGAGCAAATATTAAAAATTTAACACCTGAAGAATTAAATATTGCTTCACAATTAAATGTAGAACCTTTTAGAAATTTTATGTCTAAAATATTTGGACCAGAATTTGGTATGCTAATGGAACAAGAATTACCACAAGCACAGCCACAACAACCAGTTTCACCACAAAGTGAAAGCCCTACACCAATGACTGGTGAGGGAATGATGACGCAGCCACCCGTTCAATAACGGCCCTGCATATAGGGGCGACCTGAATCCAACAGCACCCCGAAGGAGTATAAATGGAACAACAAAACCAATCTGAAGTTGTTGAAGAAAAATTTTCTGAGGCAACAGAAGAACAGGCAACACCCACTCCATACAAGAATCCTAATAGGAATCTAATGGACAAGGAAGACGAAAAGACAGCTACTGCAGAATCTGAGGAAGAATCTGACGAGAAGAAACCTAAAGATGAACACCCTGTCGGAGTAGAAGATGCTGTATTTAAGAAGCGTTATGATGACTTAAAACGGCATTATGATGAGACTGTATCTAAACATAAAGATGAAGTTCTCAAACTAAAGAAAGAAAGAGAAGCTATTGCATCTAAACCTATCTTTAAAACTAAAGAAGAATTAGAAGAATGGCGTAAGGATTATCCTGAGATGTATGATTCTGTTATGCAATTAACTACAGAAGCTACAATGAAAACTAAGCAGGAATTACAAGAGGAAATGTTGGAATTAAAAAAACAACAATCTCGACTTGCTAGAGAAAAAGCTGAAGTAGAACTTGCTAAGAAGCATCCCGACTTTCAAGATATCAGAGAAAGTTCTGATTTTCATGAGTGGGCATCTGTTCAGGATAAAACTGTACAATCTTGGTTGTATGATAATACAGACAATCCAACAGCAGCAGCTAGAGCGATTGACTTGTATAAATACGATAGAGGTCTTTCTACTAAGAAAGTTTCTTACGATGCTAAGAAAGAAGCGGCAAAATCTGTTTCTAAAACTAAGCCTAGTGAGAATCCGACTGATAAGAAAACTTGGACTTGGGATGAAATTCGCAAGTTAAAACCAAGCGAGTATGATAAGTTTGAGAAAGAAATTGATATGGCCAATAGAGAAGGTCGAATCAGATAAGAAAAATCATAACAACTTTAAATAATAAACAAAAACAAAAGGAGAAAAACGATGGCATTTACTAAATCAAGTGGATACGCTAATTTACCAAACGGTAATTTTAGTCCAGTTATCTACAGCCAAAAAGTCCAAAAGTTTTTCAGAACTGCATCTGTTGTAGAAGCTATTACAAATACTGACTACGCAGGTGAGATTGAAAACTTTGGCGACACTGTAAACATCATCAAAGAACCGACTGTTTCTGTTCAGGCTTACACAAGAGGTGCAGCTGTAAATCCACAAAACTTACAGGATGACCAGTTACAACTCGTTGTTGACCAAGCAAACGCTTTCGCATTTAAAGTTGATGATATTGAGGAAAGACATTCTCACATTAACTTTGAATCAGTTGCAACTTCTTCTGGTGCTTATGCATTAAAAAATGAATATGACAAGAATGTTATTGCAGCTATGTTTGCAGGTCCAAGTGCAAGTTCGCCTGACCATGTAATCGGTTCTGATGGTTCTGGAGTAGACGTAGGTTTTGGAACTTCTGAAATTGACCCTGTCGATTTAATTTCAAAACACGCTAAACTATTAAACAAACAGGATGTACCTGAAGAGAACAGATGGTTCTTAGGTTCACCTGAGTTTATGGAGCAACTAGGTCAAACTTCATCAAAACTTATGGATGATACTACTGGTAATGCAGCACCATTAAGAAATGGTAAAGTATACAGTGGTAAGATTATGAACATGGAAATCTATATGACTAATAACTTTGCGGCAAGTTCAACATCGAACTACTACAAAGTATTATCAGGTCATATGTCTTCCACTGCAACAGCTAACCACATTGCAAAAATCGAAGTTATCAGAGACACTGATTCATTCTCTGATGTCGTTAGAGGCTTACATGTGTTTGGTAGAAAAGTGTTACGTGACGTAGCTCTTGTTGCAGAACATATCTTAATAGACTAATAGTAGGAGGAAATAGAAAATGACAGCTTATAACAGTAATATTACTTCTACTAACTTAACAGCAAAAATGGGTTCAAGCATCCCAAGAGTTATCTCTGACGTAGTAGATTTTTCATCTACAACAAACGTAGCAACAGATACTTTTGATGTGCTTCCTATCCCTGCTAACTCATTAGTGTTAGCTGCTGGTGTAGATGTATTAACAGCCGATGGTGCAGGTAACTCAGGTACTATCGCAGTTGGTGATAGTGTAGACGCTGACCAATATGCCGCTGCTGCAACCGTAGCTGCCGCAGGTCAAATGACTACTCTTGATGCAAACTATGCTTATTCTTCTGCAGATGCAATCAGACTGACAATCGGTACTGGTGCAATTGATGCAAAAGTAAGAGTATGGGCTTGTGTCATGTCTTTAGATGATGGTGGCACACTTGCTGACACTGATTCTCAGACATCAACATTTGCATAATAATAATGGGGGGTTTTAATACCCCCCTTTACATATGAAATTTTTTATCGTATTAGTTATCTTATTATCAGGCAATCAACATGCCGATATTTTTGTATTTCGATTTGAACAATTTAATGAAATAGAAACTTGTGATAACTATATAATGGATAGTCAAGATTATTTAACTAGACAAATTGAAAATCAGTTTCCTAAAGAAACAATAGAACAAAGTATGGTGATGTGTATGACACCAAAAGAAATTAATAATTTACTAAAGTATAATGAGGAAAAAAAATGGCAGGAACAAAAACTTATCTAGAATTAGTTAATGATGTACTCAGAGAACTAAATGAAGTAGAGCTAACCTCTGCTTCTTTTACTAACAGTCGAGGAGTACAAACTGCTGTTAAAGGTTTTGTTAATAAATCTGTTAATGATTTATACAATGCAGAGATAGAATGGCCATGGTTATATGTTGAAGGTTCTCAAGTAACTTATGCAGGACAACAAGAATATGATTTTCCTACAGCTTTTAGAAAAGCAAACTTTAGTTCTTTTCGATTAATACCTACACAAAAAATTACTAATCCTACATTTGATGATGATATATCTAACTGGATAACTGTATCAGGCTCACCTTCATATACTTCTGATGGTAATGGAAGATTACGATTAAATGCTTCTGAAGTAACTCAAAGTATTAGTGTTGTTAAAAATGAAGTTCATAAAATATCTGTTAGAGTTCTAGACCCTAGTGAATCAGGAAGTTCTTTAACTTTAAAAATTGGTACAACCTCTGGGGGTACAGAGATATTAACTACAACAATTGCTGTTACCGATTATGGTAATGGTACAATTTATAGTACTGATTATACACCTACTTCTAGTACTATCTATATTGGATTAGTCAATGGGGATGCAACAAATCTTGATGTAGATTATGTCAAAACAAGTTTAGGCGAAACCCCTGAGTATTTAAGATATCTTTCTTATGATGCTTTCTTACAAGGACTATTAGCAACTGATGGTGTTATTGATGATTCTCAGTATGGTAAACCCACCTATGTGTATCGAACACCTGATACTTTAAAGTTTGGATTATCAAGAATACCTGATACTGATGCTTATACAGTAAAATATGATTATTATAAAACTCATATAGACCTATCTGTTTATACGGATACTTTAGATTTACCTGATAGATTTGCTGATACTATAGTCAATCGAGCAAAATATTATTTATATAAGTTACGTAATGATATACCAATGGCTAATATTGCTAATGCTGAATATGAAGAAGGAGTTAAAAGAATTAGAGTAGAAGTTCTTAATAAACAAGATTATATGAAAGATACAAGAGTTAATCTAAATACTTCTAATAGAACAACAAGCGATACATCAGTCATTACGGTAACTTAATATGTCAGATTTACAACCCTTTACAGCTAGTATTGGAGGAGGTCTAGTATTAAACAAAGACGTATTCTCCATGAATCCAGGAGAAGCATTAGAGTTAACCAACTTTGAACCTGATATTGAAGGCGGTTATAAAAAGATATTAGGTACAACTTTATTTAATGATAACATTGTGCCTCAAGTAGCATCTGCTAGTGAACGTGTTGTCATGTCTGCTGTCTTTAATGACGTTGTTTTAGGAGCAAGAGGAGGAAGTATCCATTATGCATCGAGTGGTGCTGGTTCTTGGACTTCTCTTATTACAGGTTTAGGAACACCGACAAGAAATTATGAATTTAGGAAATTCAATTTTAGCGGCACTGATAACATTGTTATTTGTTCTGGCACATCAACACCCCGAATTGTTGACAGTAGTTATTCTGTAACTAATGTTAATGCTTCAGGAAGTGCTAACTTTAAATTTGTAGAAATATTTAAGAATCATATATTCTTTTCAGGAGATACTAGTAATTCTCAATCTATTAAGTTTATGCCACCTTTTGGTACTAATGATTTTAATACAGCCAATGGTGCAGGTGAGATACGAGTAGACTCT